CCCCCCCCTATCCTTTTCAATTCCTAGCTCAAACCCTCCAATGCCGGTGAATAGTGATAGATATTTCATGGTTTTATTGTTTCCTTCGCACTTTGTTTTCCACGTCGCTCGTCAAATGCCAGTCAAAACAAATCGGGCATTCGTAAACTCGCAGCCTCACGTGCGATTCTTCCCATCGCCAGTCGCGCGTTCGCTCGGCCTCGTTCCGGCTGCCGTACCTCCGCTTGCCGTTGCAGTAAACGTCGGCGCTCATGTTACTTGTGGATGTGGGACTTTAATAATGTTACAACCTGCTGCACTCCCGTGTCGATGCCATTGCTTCCGGCGATGAATTGCTTTGCCAAGTGAAGGCGGTACCTGAATCGCTTGTCGCGGTTTATTTCCTGGCGGCAGAACTCCCGGTACTGGTACCAAAACGCTTCAAACTCCTGATCCCACCTGAATTGGTCGTCGGCGAAGTATTGCTTCCACCATCCCGCCGGCCCTCCGGCGTGCGCTTCTTGCTCGCAAAAGTGCGCCTTCTCGTGCTCCAAGAGCATGATGTCGATGCCGATGCCGCCGGGGTTGTAGATGGTGTCGCCGTAGGTGTAAACGGTCTGGCTGTCATCTAAAGTAAACAGCTTGTGGGCTTCGTCCCAAATCGGCGGCTTTTCGTCGCTTATTTTTAGCACCACGGAGTCCAAATTCCACATATCAAAGGCTGTTAATTAATTCTATTGGGCTTTCAAATCCCTCGATGACCGTCAGGTCGCCGATTGCCAGCGCGATGTTCTTCTCGGTTGAAAGACCGAATCTGTCGCACAGGTAGCTTAGAATTCCGTCGCGCCGCATCGTGGCCGGCGTGTGCGGCTCGAGACTGATGTTTAACCTGCCCACCTCGCGCCACCAGGCGTCGTACACGTTGGTTTCGTGGTCGCCGATGCTGTTCAGCTCGTCTTCGTCGTAGCAAGCCACGCCTACGAGCTCGTGGCCGCTGTAGAACAGGTATGAGAACTCGTGCGGCTCTACTTTCTGGCTCTTTGCCAAGTCCAGCATGTTTTTATTCAGGTAAACCCATATCTTCTTTTTTCCCATGTCGCGCGCGGCCTGTTCGTCTATTTTTTTGCTCTGGCAGAAAGTGCTGCACCAGTTTCCTTGAACGTCCGTCACGGGATCCATGCACCACTGGCAAAGGACGATTTTGTTTTCTTTTTTTGAGATAGAATTCATAAAGTTGTGATGGTTACTTCCACCCACGCGGTACCGTCGCTGCTGTATTCGTAGTCAAAACTCCCAGCCAGGTTCTTGTCGTTGTGAAATAAGGCGTCGGCAATGCTTCCGAAGATGTTTTCCGGGTCGCCATGTACCTTGCTGGCCCAGTGAATCATAATGTCCATTCTCGCCTTTTTGTCTTTGCCCAGCGATATCGGCTTACCACTCATCAGGTCGTGCGCTTCTCCAAAATCTTCCCGTTCAATCACTGCATTCGGAAACTTGGCGTCAAAGTAAGCGGCGACCACCCATCCTTTCCACTTTACGTATTCCTGCGCCTTTGGCATCCAGTGCTGCTTTCCGGTCATCTTCAACTTCGGCAGCGGGTTTACGGTTTCCCCGCGGTGCGTTCCGTAAATGATAAATTTGAATGGTTCGCTCATTTTTGGTTGAGGTATGGTTTTGCCATTTTCATGAAGTACTTCTCGATGCAGTGTAGGTGGAAGTGATAGAATCCTGCGACTCTCTGTTCTTTCGGTATAGTCCAACACGGCAAAACTGCCACTTCTGGCGGTATCGCAATGCCACTAAACGGGCCAGCAATGGAAAGGCTGATGTGAATTACGTCCCCGATTATTCGTTTGCAATGGTCGCAAATGTAGACTGTTTTTTGCATGGTTTTATTCGATTACTTCTATCATCCCTATGGTGTCTTCTCCCTTTTTAGGCAGGTTTTCTTCCATCATTTTCAAAAACTCATCCTTCGGAAATCTCGCTAAAATATGGTTGCACTCCAGGCAAATGTGCACGGCGCTCGAGTCTATTTCAGTGTGCAGTACCCCTAGCGTTACTCTGCCTCCGCAGTCGCATTTTATTACTTTCAGTTGTGGCATCCGGGGCTTCTTACCGTTCTCCATCGTCGTCTTCGTCACTTAATTCCTCAATTTCTCCCGCTTCAATGGCCGCGTCCACAATTTCCTTTACCTCGTACGCCGTCAATTCCAGCATCTTGGCAATCGTTATAGCGTTGTTTCCGTTCCGGTGCATGCGCAGAATGTTCAGCTTCAACTTCTCTAGCCGGTCTTCGGCCTCGCCGTCGTCGTCCGGTTCGTCCTTGGCGGCTTTGACCACGTTGCCTACCGTCTGCGCGCTCACTCCCATTACCTCGCCGATTCTCCCTTTTTTCATTCCCCCTTTGTGGAGTTTTACAATTTTTGCGCGTTCGGCGTCGTTCAGCCGCTTACCCTTCCCTTGTTTCCTTTCCGGCTCGTCGGCTTCTTCATCTTCTCTCTCCTCGTCTTCTTCGTCCGCTGCCGGTGAACCGCCTCCCAGGATTTCCTCAATCTCGGCTTCCAGCTCATGGAGCCGCTGTAGCTTTTTTAATGATTCGGGTGTGATGCTCATATTTTTGTTATTCCGGGCCGGCCTTACCGCGACCGGCCCGGGTTTTTTATTGTTTATTTTCCGCTTCTTTTTTCGCCGCCGCTTCCACCTGCTCTTTCAGGTATTCTTCCACGGTCTGGCCGGTCGGAATGCACACCAGTTTCTCCAGCTTGTCCGCGGTTGCCGCCACCGTCACCTGGTAGGTTCCGGCCGTTCCGTTCACCTCGCAAATCATCCCCACCACGGGAACTACCGGTGCGGCTTCCGGCTTGGGCATCATGTCCGGGGCCACCGCCAGGGCTTCTTTGCTCGTCACTTTGGCTTCAAATTCTTCATCCGGGATTTTTTCCAATACCTCCATTCCGGCCAGCAAATCCAAGCACTCCTGGACTGCCATCTTCCGCTTCTCCAACCGCACCTTTACGGGCAACGGCTGTCCCGTCACGTCGTCGGCGACTATCTCCTCGGGGTTGCGCGCCTTGTCTGCTTTGTCGGTTTCCACGTCAATGCAGCGCGATATTAAGTTGCGCGTCCATACGTTTTTGTAGTAGCGCAGCCAATCCCTTTTTGTGTATTCGTTTTTTGTCAGCGAGCCGTTGTCGGGCATTTGTTGAACTGGATCCATGGTTTTTTATGTAATCGTATTAATACTTTTTGCTTTTTGAGATTCGCTGGTGGTGAGGGTGATAGGTCTTCACTGGATTTCCGGGACACCGGCTGACAGCTTCCAGTGCGTTCCCCCTTCACGCCCTCCATCAGCGAACCTCGTTTTTCTACCCCTTGTCTCCGTGCACATGTTGGGCTTCCCCCTTCGGCGGGAACATGCTTTCCTGCACCGGCGTGATTATTAAATTAACCTCACCCAGCGGAATGGTCGCAAACGAATCAGATGGAATCGCTACCTGCATTATTGACTCCTGCTTCCCGTTTTGGCGCATTACTTTCTGGATGGTCGCCTTCACTCGTAGTGGTACTGGCATTTTTTGGGTTTTCTTGGTTTATATTCTCCGACCTTTGTTTTTCAATTTTCCGCTGCAGGCGGTCATTGTCGTTTTCCATGGCGCGGTGGTCATCTGAACATCCCTTGCACCTGCTCGATCCCGGCTGTCGGCTGTTCTTCCGGCATTGTTTGCATGTCCGTTCATCAAAAAGAGCCGTTTCCAAAACCCGGATGCTGTTGCCGTTTTTGTCCTGCTCGGTTTTTACTCCCCGCACTGTTTTTCGGTTTTTGCTGCTCATGAAATGGTTTTGATTTTGTATTTTTCCCTTATTTCCCGCACCACTCTTTCCGCTTCCGGCGATCGCGGCTGCGGAGGTCGTTCGTCTTTAAAATTATTAAAATCACTTGTCTTATTGTATTGTCTACTGTGTTGTCTTATATTAGATGTGCCTTCACCCGCTATGAGATGTGCCTTATCGGGATTCAGGTGTGCCTTATAGGTCACATCTGTTTTCTTGTTTCCCACAGTTTTTTCCCCATTTTTTCCGCTGGCTTTTCTGCCAAAAACCTTGTGGGCTTTGTATACAATAACTGAAAGTCCGTATGGCGTTTGAGTGGTTTTTATGTAATGCCCTTTCCGCAACATTTCCAACCACCGGGCGTAGGTGCGGCGCGAAATTCCCAAGTCCTCTTTTACGTCATCGTACTTTATCGGCCGTCCTCCCAGCACTTTTCCTTCGCCTATTTCTTCATCGATTACCGTCATTTTGTCAAGGAAATAGAGAAAGAGCCAAACTGTTCCAAACCCTTTGTCGCCACCCATGGCTTTTATGTGTTTTGGATCCAGCAATCCATTTTTTACTGTTATATAAAAACCTTTCATTCGCCCATTTTAATTAAAAAATAAGGTGTTTTTTCCCATTGTATCATTCTGTCAAGAAATTGCAAAGGATAACAAGTGTGAATAACTTTACCCAGAGGAAAAACCGCCAAAAGGCGGTTTTATCCCCATCGCGTTACTCCGCGCTTTTAAAGTTTTCCCCGGCCCAGTCGTTCGGATCGTATGCTTCAAACTTGGCGCGGTGGTCGGTGCGGATGGCGTTTCGTTTTTGTATCGCCCTCAGCACCTGCTCGGTGTGCGTTATGAACATTTTTGCGAGGGTTGTCGTCTCGTCGCTGCGTCCCAAAAATTCGCCCTCCCAGTATTTCGCCTTGGCCGGAATCGGTTCGCCGCGCAGCGCTTTCCATGCCCAGCTCGTCAATGCCCAGTAACCGCTGCCGCGCCAGTTATCCGACTGCTTTATCAGTCCTAAGTAGTCGCACTTCGTCTGGCGCTTCAGGATGCCCTGAGTGGTCTGCAGCGTCGGTAAGTGAACCTTATTTGCCTCGGTGAATGGCAGGCGTTGCATATTCTCTTTTACCTGCTTTGCCATTGCTAAAATCAGCAGGGCGTCGAGCAAGTCGGCTTCGTAGACCATTATCTTCATGCTCCGGCCGCAGTTGAAGCAGTGCGTTTTGTCGTGCAAAACCGGCACGACGCTGCAAACATTCGCCCATAAGTAGTCGTTGTTGTCTGCTATCGCCGGGTTTTTTTTCACCATGCCGCCCACGATCTGCACCAGCGGCTTTACTTTTTGCTCTTTGTATTCTGTTTGTTCCATGGTTTTACTTCACAACTTTTTTACAGTTCGTACAAATCCGGTCATTTAGAACCACCACTCCAATTGCTCCAAACAGTGAAAATATCAGCATGGGGATTCCTATAATCATCGTCACCGGAAAAATGCTGAAAAGCGAGCCGGCAATAAAGAGTATGATGGTGGGGTGAATCGCTGTCCATCCCTGCCGAACCAGTTTGAATTGGTGGCAGTTTGGGCATTCGTTACTTCGTCTTATTGGTAACTTCATTTTTTTATGGTATTAATTCTTTTGCGTCTGCGGCGCCAGGAATCCTTGAAGTCTAACTAGCCCGTGCCCGGGTTGAGCAAACAGAAGATCTCCCTTGCCGCCTAGCTTCTCTGCTCCCTCCTCGCCAAGGATTACCTTGCTGTCCGTGGCGCTGGCGGTCGTCATTGCGATGCGCGTCGGGAAATTCGCTTTGATAAGTCCCGTGATCACGTCCACGCTCGGCCTTTGTGTCGCAATTATCAAGTGGATGCCCACCGCCCGGGCCATCTGCGCCAGCCGCGCTATCAATTCATCGGCCGGCTGGTCTTTATCTTCGATTTCCGTGTTCGGGTGGTACGGTATTCCAAGTTTAGCCATTTGACGCGCTGTGGCCTCAATTTGGGCTTTGGTGGCGGCATACTGAAGCTGGCCGCTGACCTTCTTCCGGCGCTCGATGCTCTTTCCCTGCAAAATCAAATCAGCGAACTCGTCAATCACCAGCACAATGTAGGGCATTTTTTCCGTTTGCACGTGCGTCTCCGGGTCGTTGTACTCCCTGATGTTCCGCACTCCGGCTTCTTCCAGCAGCTTGTAGCGGCGTTCCATTTCGTCCGTCAGGCCTTTCAAAACCAGCAATGCTTCGGCGTATTCGTAGATAATCTTTCCGCCTTTCAGGTGTTTTTCGTTCTTGAAGGCCACCAGCTCCACGCGTTTCGGATCAATCAAGACCATGTGCATGTTCTTTACCTTCATTTGCTGCGTCAGGGCTGTGATTAAACTGTGGAGAAGTACGCTCTTTCCGCTTCCGGTGCTTCCGGCAATCAACAGGTGCGGCATTTCATCCAGCGGCATTTTTACCACGTCGCCCTGCACCGTCACTCCAATCGGCAGGGTCAGCGTGTTCGGCACCAGGTCGGCTTCCGTCAGCGTCACGGTCTGGCGCTTCTCGTTTGCCACCTCAATGCCTACCAGCGACGTTCCGGGGATTGGAGCCAGGATTCTTACTTCCCCCTTGGCTTCAATGGCCCGCGCGATGTCGGCTTTGTGTTTTTCAAATGACCCCATCCTCACCCCGGCGCTCACTTTGAATCGGTACTGAGTTACGCTGCTGCCGTGTTTTACTTCCACCGGCTCTACCGGGATGCCGAATTCTGCCAGGCGCACTTTTATTTTCTCCTCGGGGTTTAGGTGCTGGTTTTCCACCCTATCCAGCCGGCTTGAGATAAACTTTTTACTCACCAGCGCCACGTCTTTTACCTTGTGCATTACCTCCACGTCGCTCATGTCGGCGCTCAGCAAACCCTGGGCGTATAAGAGGCCGCTTTGCTCCCCGTCAAACGGGTCGCTCAGGTTCGGCAGGTAAATGCTTTCAGGGTTGCTCAAAAATCGCACCACGTCTTTGTAGAGATTGTAGAAAATGATGCGGTATGGCTCGTGGTTCAACGGCACTACGTAATCGCGGAGCTGCGGCTTTCCGGCGTTCTCGCGCGTGTTCTCGCTGTATTTTACTTCCCGGTAAACCATCCGGTCGGCGGTGATTCCGTTGGCGCGCAGCAAATGCCACAAGAATTGCGCCTGGATTATTTTAATGTAGTCCTCCGTGTCGTAGTCCGTGAAGGTCTTTACGAACTTAGTGTCTATAATTTCCACGCCTCCGTCCTTGCGCTTCTCTACAATGTCGGGGATCCCCACCGCCGGCAGCGGCAGCTTGTCGCCGTCTACTGTCTCCAGGTTGCCTTCCAGCTTCTGCTCGGCGTATAAAATGTGGTTGTACTCCGGCTCCTCGGCGAAATAAAACTGCATGGCCTGGTGGTATCCTTTTAGGATTTGCTCGCGGCTTCCCGTTTTGCCGTAGTTGATGTAGTTGTCGTCAAACTCGTCTATGTACTTTGCGCCCACCTCGATGGCAAACGCCACCGCCTCGTCGTGTTCCCTTGGCTCCCCGTAAATGTCCGGCTGCGTCATCGGGCCGTAGTAGGCCTTCAGCGCTTCGTGCGCCGCGCGGCCTACCATTCCTGAAACTCCTACCTTGCCGTCGTACACCCCGAGGACGTACTTCAATTTGAAAATAAGCGGGTTGCGCAGTAATTGCGTCAGCGCCGAGTAGCTCATTTTATCGACGGGCATCAGCACGGCTTTGGGCTGTTGCTCCGGTTGCTCTTTTTGCTTCATTTTGTTTTGCTTTTAATAATATCCTGTGACCTTATCTTGTCACTTCTTGCTAATCCTTGCAAGTGGTTTGCTGTGGATAAGTCAACGGGCTAATCTTCCGCAACATTCACAATACTTTGTTTCTGCGTCCCCCTTCACCATACAAATCTTTTGGTGGAGACTGTAATACTTTGAAAAACTGGTCGGCTTTTTTCTTGTCCTTGAAAGTGTACAAAACTTGTCCGTGTTCGTCTTTCATTGAAATAAAGTATCCTCTAATGTAGACTATTTCTTTTTTGAACTCTTTTGCTTCGTGTAATTCTCCGATTATTTTCTTCATCTTCTTTTTCACCCCGTTGGGGTTTAGTGGTTAGTTATTTTAATAGGGTTTTCAATCTCTTTTCCACAATTCCCGCAAAATAATGCTCCAGCGGCGATGTTAGAGTAATTACACTGTTCGCATTTCGCAAAAAATGTATACAACTCATCTTTAGTTTTTTCCCAAACTACTTTAGTCTTTTCCATAATTTATACCTTTAGGTTATTATTTATTGGGGGAGATAAACGCTTTTTGATAATTTCCACATACTCTGGTTCTTTTTCAATTAAGATGAAGTTTCGTTTAAGGTTTCTGGCGGCGACTCCTGTTGTACCACTTCCTGCACAGTTATCTAAAACTAAATCTCCTTCGTTGGTATATGTTTTGATTAGGTATTCAAAGAGTGCTACGGGTTTTTGAGTGGGGTGTAAACCCCTATCACCACTTGCACGATTATTAAACTCTTGGACAGATGATGGATAACGCAATTCGTCTGCCATTTCATTAAACTCTCCATTCATAGCACCGACAAATTCGCCTGATTTATGCCTTGTTGCTTCACTGAAAGAATGTTTTACTCGTTCAGCTCCACTTCCTTGTCGTTCCTCTTTAATTGGATAGTAATTTACTTTCCCTTTTGCAAAAACCAATACGTCCTCGTGTTCTTTCATTGGTGCATATTTCGCTTGTGCGAAGTTTGAAGCACATCTCTTTTTGTAAATCCAAGAATACTTAAACATATCAGGATTACTCATAACCAAAGCACTTGTAAAGGGTTGTGAAGCTGTTAAAACTATCGCACCATTGTCTTTGATTATTCTTTTGTATTCTTTCCATAGTGGCTCAAAGGTAATAATTGTATCCCACTTACAAGCAGTCGTTCCGTAAGGCAAATCACAAAGAATCATATCAATACTCTTATCGGGTATATTCTTCATTTCTATGAGGCAATCGCCTAAAATTATCTGTTCCATTTATTTAATTATTTACTCAATCTCCGTTAATTTATACCGCTTTCCGTTTAAAGTAATTTCAGAAATACAAAGCGTCAAAGGTTCAGAAGAGTCAGAATCTCCAAGTTTCAAAGAATCGCGAGAGACAACCTGGTAGCCAGCGCGCCAATCGCGCGGATCCGCAACCGAGGCGGCAAGGACGAGCCAGTAGCGGAGGACGGAGAGCCAGTAAGCGTCCACGGCCCAGAGAGTATTACTCTTATCTCTAATATAAAATATATTGGCGTTATAGTTTTCCTTGTCCAATAAATCATTTTTCATCGCATACGCCAAATCCCCCAAGGTACACTCGTTGGGCTTTAATTCTGCTAGGATTTCTTTATCCGTCATACCTCGTTCTAGTTTTTTGATAGTGAAGGTCGCCTCTTTGGGCAGGACAACCTCCATCTCTGAAAAATGTTCTTTGAAATTAGAACCCATCCAGCCGATGTCGTTTTTGCCTTCTCTAAAAAATGTGTTCATATCAGTTGTCTTTAGGCCCCGGATAATTTCCCTCCTCAATAATCGGAATGTCGTCGTCAATGTTTTTAGGGATAGTAACTGGCGGTTTTTCTTTGACCTTTCCCTCCTCGACTTCCGGCCGGTGGCTGGCGCTCGGTACTCCCGGGCCGGCCGCGTCAACGTGCATCCGTTCGATTCCCTCCCCTTCAAAATCCTTTTCAATGGCTTGCTGAAGGTCTGGCGTCTTCGGGAGCAGTTTGGCTAATTGCAGCAGGCAGGTTTTCTTCCACATCCATTTTTCCGGGTCTTTGTCGCTGTTCCAGGGGCTGTCCGCGGTGTTTTTTGCTTTGCTCAGGTTTTTTATGGACAGCACGGCGTCCTTGTCCATCACCTTGAAGGTTTTGGTTCCGTCGCGCATGGTTGCTACCACATAAACCCCGATCGGGTCGCCCTTCGGTTTTCCGAACATGGCCGGCTTGTGCGCCAGCTTTGTCTCCAGGCCCTCCTGGTAGTCAAATTCGTCGTTCTGGTAGATGATGTTGGCCGTTATCGTGCTGATGCGCTCCGTCCGGTATAAAAGCGTCACTACGCCCTGGTAGCCCAGCTGGAACTTCGCTTCGCGGCCGTAGGGAATGATGTATGCCTCTCCGCCCACGCCGCTTGGCATAAACCTGAATTGCGCGCTCTGGACGAACGCAATCATCAGCGACGTCTGGTCGCATTCCAATAGTTTCGGCACTCGCCGCACGTAGTCGATGGCCGCGGTCATGAACCGCAGCGCCTCGTCTTTGTTGCCGCCGAAATAGTTTTGCACCTGTTTCGAATAATCCCGCTGCATTACTACCTTCAGCTGGTCGATTTGCACCGGCGCTTTCGCATTGGAACGCACCGCCACATGTGTTGGTTGTTTTTCGTTGCTCATATTTTTTTGTTGGTGAATGCTATTCTTCGTCTATGAAGTCAGGAGATTCGTCTTCTTCGTCCTCCTCGTCTTCCATCCCCTCCGGCTCATCTTCTTCGTCCTCGCCGCCCAGGTTGCTTATTTCCTGGTCGTCTTCCCACTTCATTTTTTCTTCGATGTCTGCTACTTCTTGCATGGTTTTTTTATTACTTTTTTATTGCGCTGATGGTTATGCGCGGCGGCCGCTGTTGCGTCTTTACGATCTGCTCGCGCAGTTCCGCCGGGATTTTTCCGGATGCAATCAGGGCGTCAATTACCGCTATGTCTGCCCAGGTTTGCGTCTGCGGGGTTACCGTCACCTTGTTGTCGCCGTCGCTCACGCTCTCCATTGTTTCCGCTACGGTGTCCCGGAGGTCGTTCTCCGTGTCTATTACTCGCATTACCAGCGCCTTGTGAGCTGAAAATACGGCTTCGTTTTGCTTCCGGTGGTCTTCTACGGCTTGTACGGCTTCGCTGTATCGTGACAATGATGTTGCTGCATCCATGGTTTTGTTTTTTTAGAGCTTGATTCCTTTGGACTCAAACTCGTTGATGAATTTAATAATGTTTTCTCCCTTTAAATGGTATTTCGTTCCGCGTCCCGTGCCGGTAATGTTTGCCTTCAGGATATTCCTTTTTACGCTATCCGAAGCCACGAGCTTTCTTGCCGACCAGAAAGAATCTGCCCATGGTATCATTTTACCCTTCACTACGGCGCTCAACGTGTACCACTTCTGCGGTTCTATCGTTGTTTTGTTTTCTGTTTTCATTGGTTTATTGTATGTCCCTTACCACTTCTTGTCAAACCTTGCGACTGTGGATAAATCAAACGGGCGGCGTTCCGTACTTTTTGGTGCATGCCGGGAACTGCACGGCCCAGTCAATCGTTGCGGAACTTTGAATCATCCGGCTGGTTATTTCCACCTGCTCGTCCGGATCCATGTAGTTGCCCACCTGAATGCCGTAGGCCTTGGCGAAGGCGTAGAAGGTTGCCGGCTTGAATTGTAACAGGCCAAAACTTTTTGTCCCATCTTTGTCTTTCGGGTTTATGGCCGCCGGGTTTCCGCTGCTTTCGCAGGTTATCAGCTTTGCCAGCCACGTCACCTGGGCGCCGGTCAGCTGTGCTACCGCCTCTGTGGCCGCCACGGAAGGGGTGTAGAGCGTTGAAATGACCTTGATTGGTTGCGCGAGTACTGTTTGGGCTTCCGTCGCCACCTGCGTGGCAATTTTGGCGTCCTGCGCGTGTTGCGGCGATGCCAGCGAGGCGGTTATCATCATTGCTGTCAAAAGAACTGCTTTGGTTGGTATGTTCATGGTTTTTTTGAGGGGAGTTATCCCCTCTTAATTATACCATTTCCCGCACTGGTTTATGCAACCTTGTCAAGCTACTCTGCCCCGGACATGTCGCTGTCGTCATCTGGCGGCAGTTTTTCGTCCACCCCCTCGATCTGGTAGGTCATCTTCGCCATGTCGCGAAGGTAGTCGTACACCTCCGCTACCGCCTGGTCTTCGTCCTTTGCGGTCACGGTCATCTTGCCGCTGAAGAATATAGTGAATTCGTGCATGGTTTTTTAATTTACTTTTTCTGCGCTCGCTTCCGGCAGTTTTTGCGTCCTCTCTGCATCGGCCTGTTTCTTTTCCCGGTGTCTCTGGTTTGCCCTGCGGCCGCCTTCCAGGGTGCAGGCCTTTGAGCAATACGATGACTTTTTGTATCCAAGCGCGCCGCCGCATACTTTGCACCTTCTCGTCGATACGCCACGGGCGCCGTACTCCTTTGCTACCTGCATGATTTCGTTCGGGTCGTCGGACTCAATCTGAATCCCGCCCGGCAATGTTATCTTTAGCATGTTATTTTTTTACGTGATTAATAATTGCTCCGCTGAATGTTTTAAACTCGGGCCGGGCGCATTCCTCTGATTTCAAATGCTCGGCCAGCTCCTTTGCGGTTCGCACCTCCTTGTGGCACGTCCGGCAAATGAGCGCGTCTCCCCATCCTATTTTCTCTATGTTTTGCTCCCCCTCGTTCATCGTTTGTTTGATTCGTTACCTATTACTAGTTTCGTGCCGTCCGGCATTCGCGCTATTACGTTGTCGCGGCCGGCCGCGCTCTTGATCCACTCCGGCTTTATTTTCCAGTAGTTGGCCGTCGATTCCCAGTATTCCCGCGGCATTGAAATGATTGTTTCCGGCTTCTCCGCGTCCAGCTTACCGGTGATTATTTGCTTCATGTGTTCTTGTTGTTTTCCCACTCCTCCATTAGCGCTTTCCAGTCCGGCCCGAAGAAATCCTCTGGCGATTCTCCGGTCAATTCTTCAAACTCTTTTTTTGTCATTGAATTGGCGCCGTTACTGGTATTTTCCAATAAGCGCATTGCGCGGCCTCGTCCTTAGTCAAATAAAAACCTTTGAATTGCGTGGCCTGTTGTTGCCATTGGTAGCACTGAACTTGGTCTTGGCCGTCTAATGCTTTAACAAACCCGTAGGCCATTAAAATTACCAGCCCGGCGCAGGCGCAAATCGCCAACGCCCCGATGCTCAATGTTTTTTGTAGTGTGTGCATGTTATTCGCAGTGAGTTACTAATGTTTGGAGGAGGTGGTCGTAGTCTCCTGATGTGGCTTCGCTTCTCACTTCCGCTATTTCTTCAGGACTCCATCCCTCGCGTCGCGCTTGCCGGCTGAATGTTCCCAACAATACGAATGCGTTTCCGTCTAGCCCTACCAAATCTAATGTTACCCTTTTGCTCATGTGTTTTTTGTTTAATTGTATCCTACGTCCATTATGGTTTTCTTATCATTCCTTGTCAACCCTTGTAAATGGCACAAGCTGTGGATAACTTTTGTAAGCAAAAAACCGGTAATCGCCGGCTTCTGCTTCCCCGTAAAAAATGGTGCGTAGGATTAGGCGCACCGAGCTGCCTGGAATGATGCAACTATGAAATTGCATCCGGTACAAAAGGCCGAGCAACTGTGCCAAAAAACCGAACTTCCAAACAGCGCGGTGCGTCAAATCTATGCACCTTGCTGTAAAACCTATGCAGCAGGCGTCGTGGTGCTCGTGCTGGTTGCCGGCTTGATTACTCCCACGTCTACGAACATTTTCCGCGCTACTCCGTAAACAATCATTACCGCTGATGCCAGCTGCGCCAGGATGCTTACTACGGAAATCAGGCCGTTTGCCAAGCCCGTTATTTCCTGCTGTCCTAAGTTCAAATGAGCCAAACCTGCCACCGTTATCACCGTCGGAAGGACTGCCAGAATGAATCCCTTTACGGTCAGGGAAAGCTGGTCTGGATTTACGCTTGAAGAAAAAATTGCTGGGATTTTCATGTTTTTTTATTTATTTAATATTGAGCGATGCTGTCATCACGCACGCCAGCGGAACGGTCAGCGCGAGCTTCTTCTCCGGGCTTGCGTTGAATTCGCTGTCGAGCACTTCGATGTTGCTGTCGATTTTATAGACGTCGCGGGAGTGTTGGTACACTTTCGCGGCCGCCGGCTGTTCTACCCCATCGAGCATGGAACCCACGGCTGCGGCGAAATGCAACGGGCTTACCGTCAGCGCCTTTTGGAGCAGTGGGATGTTCGGCGCGTTCCAGTCGCCGTTTACGATGCATTGCCATGTCCATTGAAAAATGACCGCGGCAAGCTGGCCGTCTTTTATGACGCTGGCGTCCGGGGTGGCGTAGTATTCTGCGCGCGTGAATCCCGGAGCCAAGTTCGGCCATTTCGTTTTTGGAACGAATCCGTCTCGGTTGAGGCATTTCCAAAAATCATCCATCGGCAGGCCGTTTGCCGTGGTTCCGTTCATGGCTGAGCTGAACCGTACCGAAAGCGAAATCTGCGCGTTCTCATTCATGAATCCGTTGGCCGGGTCTTCCAGGAAAGCAATCAGCGGTTCCGGGAGCTGTTCGGTTGCGATGGCGTAGTTCATGATCATTTCCACGGCGTGAATGCCGGCTTGCGTTACGCAGTTGTCCTCGTCAAAACTTCCGGCCCATTGGTTGTCGGACGGGAGCGTTATGTATGGACTCCAGTCTCCGGCGGTGTTTTTTATTACCGGCTCTACCACTAGGTCGCTCCCCATTGCTGTCGGCGCCTGGACGTGTGATTGGTCTGTCATGGTTTTTTTGTTTTAATTTTTTACGCTGCCGCTTCCGGTGCTGGCGGTGTCAGCACTTTTACTAAGTTGTTGATGGAGTTGGTCAGTTCCGTCATCCTTTTTTCTGCCAAATCTGCCACGATGCTCGCCGTATTTTTTGCAATTAAAATGTTTTCAGCGGCCAGCCGCGCTACCTCCGGGGCGTCTGATAGGAACTTCTGCATGGCTGGGTCGCGGCCCTGTAAAATGTCAGACAACACTTTGATCTGTCCCTGCATGTTGGCTATTTGCTTTCCCTGGTCTATCTCCTTGGCGCGGAGAAGGTCAATCTCTTTTTCCTGTACCTCCGTGGTCGTCTTTAGGTTGTTGATCAGGTTGGTGGCCGTCAGGTCGTTATCCGCGCGCCGGCTCCGCTGCTGCCGGTTGAAAAAACCCGATACGGCGAATCCGCCGGCAATAACATATCCGCCGAAGGTGAGGGCTGTTCCCAGGATGGTTGAGGTGTCAGTCATTTTGGTTTAGCTTATTGCTTCCCATACAAAGTGAGCCGTACCCGATGGTGAATTTGATGACGTCCAGGTGATGGTAATGTTGGTGCCGTCAAAGGTCACGCTTCCACTTAGGGTATTAGATCCGTTTCCGCTTGAGAATACTATCGCGTAGGTGGTGCTGTCTCCGCTGATGCCTTGGCCCACCTGTACGCTTATTCCGGCTTGCCCGGCTCCGTTTATTACTCCCTCCATTATTTCCAAATCTCCGGAGTCTAATTCCATACCGCGGATTCTTACCATTTTGGGAGTCCTCCCTAAGCCGTGGGCGATGGTCGTCGTAGTCGTACTTGACATACTGTGCGTGAATGTTCCGATGGCATTGGGCTGAATGTAAAGGGCGCTTACAATTTGCATGTAGGTTCCGTCGTAGATGGCTTCTACCACCATGCCGCTTTGGATGTCTCCGGCCGCCAAATCAACACCGCCGAGCTTCTTTAGCGTTTTTGCTCCCAATGAGCTCACGTTCAAAGTCGCAGCTCCGGTGTTAGTGAAGTTTGCCTTGAATTTGTACTTTGCTCCGGCCGTGTACGCTCCTGAGTTCAACGTAGGGGCCAAAACGTAGGCATTGGCGCTTCCGCTGCTCGCCGCGTAGACAAACTGCCCCTCTGCAAGGGCTATTCCGTCTGCGGCTGTTATGGGACTTCCGGCGACGATTGACATAGGTTTATGTGGTTAATTCCTGATTTTCTCCGAGCGGCAAATCGTAGAGCGTCTGTTTGTCGGGGATTGCCACGGTCACGTCGTCTACCGTTATGCTCTGGATGTTGTGTTCGTATCCCAGCTTATTCAACCAGCGGTAAACCCACACCATCCAGCTCTGCGGAGCGATGGCGTCTTCGTCTATGTCTATCGTGAAGCCTATTTTTTTGGTTACGGTTGCCATTGCTTATAATTGCCTCTAACTTTTTTATTTACTTTTCACTAGGGAAAATGAATTGCTTATCACTACGAAAGGGTGTATTGACAGGATACCGTCATTGTTTCTGTGCTCGTTTTCGTCCATCCCCCGGTCAGGGCGTGCGTGAACATTTGGCCGCTGTTTGCGGTTCCGCTGCCGTCAATGAATGTGCCGAACTCGTTGTAGGTTCCGTTGCAGTCTGCGGCGGTAAAAAAGAAATCTATAAATGCGTTGTTGGTGGTAAAACTGGCGCTGGCTACCGTCTTGCGGAATACTTCCGTCCCCAGTTGCGTGTCGGCGTTCGTCGGCGCGGTGCTGGCGGTTCCCAATGCTCCGTAGTTTATCACTCCAGTGTAGGTGGTGGTGTTGGCTAATCGCTGGGCCAAAACGGAACGGCCGGCGGTCACTACAATGTTGCGCACTATTTTTTCGCCTACCTGAAACTTCGCCAACTTCTCGGTCAGGTTTTTGTAGGTGATGTAGTGCTCGGCTTGCTCCGCTGCGGTTTTGCAGGCGCGGTATTTTTGGGAGTGCGCCTGAATTTCTTCCGCCAGCTGTTTTGCTTCGGCGCTCTCCGTGTTGTAGCGCGTAAAAATATGCACTCCTTTAATTTCCATTTGCTCGGCGAGTTGGTTCATGGTTTTTTTGTAATTTGTAAAATGGGCACGCGATTACGCACGCGTGCAGTGCGGGGTTGCTATCACTGGTCGTGATGGCCTTCGTAGGGGTTTTCTGTGGCGGCTTCGGCCGGGTGGAACGTCATCGTTTGACCTTCTTCCATCTTCTGGGCAATCTCAATGCGGAGAGGCGTTTTAGATAGGCGTGCAGTCTGCATCGCTCTCCTGATTTCTGTCTCCGCATCTTCCGAGTCCTCCACGTTGTAGATGTAGAATGTTTTGATAACATCGTACTCTTTCATCGCAACCTCCTTGTGAAGTAATACTTTGCCTCCACGAAAAGACGAACAACCACCATCGCCGCAACGAACATCACTACCAGCACCAGCCAGAAGGGGAACAACAACAGTCTCCAGTTACTTGCCATGACATTCTCCCTCCTGTTGGTTGATTTCCTCCTCCAAAATGAGAACAACTACTCGCCTGCTCGGGTCGGTGGTGTAGGTAAGCCACATTAGCTTGCGCCACAGTGAACTGATGTCTGCGGTGTCGTCTAGGTATTCTTCCTCCAAGAAGTGACGCTTTGGTTTCATTTGATTCTCCTTGGTAGAAAAATCATGCCGTTCCAAAAGTTCGCCAGAAGGAAATCGAGTATCTCCTCGGGGTTTCGGTTGGAAAAAAGCTGATGATACAAGGCGTGCTGACGAGCGTTGACCGTTACCTGATTCCACGGTTCGTTGCGTAGCTGCGGGTATTGCGATCGGGGAAAGACGTGATGAGTGTCCGTTCCGTACTTGCGGCGTTGTTTGCCTTTTTTACCCACGGATAACTCCTTTGTTTGAAAGGTGCTGCAATCGGCTGAGGACGGAGATTGGTGAACGCAATCCCCTTCCTGAACCGACTGGTTGTAAGGATTTTGATTCTACAACGACGTCTATGTATACAAACAGGGATTTTATGCCTCCCGAACCTTGTATGCCTTAAAGATAAAACCTCTCTGTTTTTCGCCTCGCTATATCCTATTGCAGGTGCGAGGTTTTTTAATCGGCTGCGGGGTGGGAATCCTAATCCTAGGATTACTAGACGCGCGCTAACTCCCACCCCGCAAGCGACTATTAAGCAATTATAGCACCCTCTGATTTTTCAAACAACCGTCAACCCCATTGAGCCAGGTTCCAGTAGGCGGTGGTTGCTCCCGGGTCGGTCTGCCATTTGTACGGCGGCGTGAAAAGCGCCATGGCTATTGTCTCGGCCGTCGTTACGGTTTCGTTGTCGGTCTTCTCGTTGCCGTTTTGCGTTATCGTCTCGGCGGTCGTTACCACGTCGGCCAGCGACAGCACTTTTTGAAGCAATCCGGATGTGTCCATGGGCGTTTGCGGTTCGGCCAATGCCTGCAAAAAGTCCAGGACTCCGATCAGGCGGCCGCCGAAGGTGATGTCGTAGAAGTATTCGATGCTGCTGCCGCTTTCCGCCAGCGTGGTTACTATTTTTTGGACGATGTAGACGGTGCTGCCTGAAATCCCCCAGCTCGGCAGGTATACGGTTATCGCTTGGCCCGCGGCAAAGAATCCCGGCTTTGTCAGCAGTCCGGTGCGCGTTTGAAACTCCCCTGATAAAATCGGGAATGAAAAAGCCAGCAGCTCCGTGAGCGCCTGAATTACTGCCTGGTCTTGGGAGGTTATGGTCGGGTCGCTTATGGTGTCCTTGTGGATGCCGTCGCCGCCTTCCAGCGCCTGCATGGCTATGATGCTGGTTGCGTCTTTTACTTCCGTAATAATGGGCACCGGATAGGTGTATTTCACTTTTATCTTGTAGCCGGACGCCGGGGTTGTCGTTCCGCTTCCCACCCTGATTGATCCGCGCGTCGGCGAGTAAACCGAATAGTAAAGCGTTTCATCGTCTACGGGGTCAACACCAAATGTTTTCGTGACGTACCCCGAGCCGCTGTCTAGGTCTACTTCTTGCATGGTTTGGACGGGGTAAAGCAAAACCCACTCTCGGGCCACGCCGTCGCATTTTATTTCTTGAGTGTAGGCCGCGCTCTCGCTCGTTCCGCCCAGCACTACGATGTCGTTTTTTACCTGAGTCACGTCCACTGAAATCTGCATGCCTTCAATCCAGTTTTTGCTGGTGTCGGTTATTTGCTCCGGGGCTGGCAGGGCTTGAGTTGGGCTTATGAAATAAACCACCTTGTCGTATCCCATCCACCAGATGCAGCCGGTCAGCTTGGCTAATGTTTCGAATGCCTGCCTGATGGTCGTGTGGTTGAAGGTTACGGTCGAAAGGATGGGCGGACTGATTGCCGAAACTCCTGCGTAGCTTATGCCGTACCTGGAGTCGATGTCGTTGGTGATGATGTCGGTTACTATTTCATAAAGCGTCCAGTCGGTGTAGGCGCCCTGCACCGTTTTGTTGATTAAAATGTAGGTGTAGTCGGTCGCTTCAATGGCGAAACTGATTAGCTCGCCGGCGCCGATTTCGGTCGGCGTCATCTTCGTAATAAAACCGCCGAACAGTGTTCGGCTGCCGTCTTTGAAAATAATCTCTTGGCCTGCCGTTGGCGGCGTCTGGCCTTTCTTGATGTTCAGGGTGATGTCCAGCGTGTCGCCCTGGTTTTGGATTTGGGAGGTTATCTGCGCGGTGCCGGTAACGTAGCGCGGCATGAAGTCAACCCCTCCGATTGTCAGCGTGAGCGTACTCATGGGCTAGATGTGGATTAGTTTTGCGTTTACCAAAAGCGGCCGGAGGGTCTGGTCTATCATTTTCCGCATGGCCTGCAGGTCGCTTTGGTTCCGCACCACAGGATTGTTGATGTTGATTACCACTCCACCGTTCCCTGCTGCCCCTGTGATGCCTCCCCCTGCGCCCGAAAGGGGAATGACGGCTTCCGGCCCGGCTTCTCCGATTAAAGCTATTGTAGGGCTTGTTACGATGCCTCCGTCAGCCAGGGCGATGTCCGGTACCAGTGGAATTTGCGGGGCCTTTGCTCCGACGACCGATGCTCCTTTTGCCGCGACTGAATTTACCGCGGTGATCATTACGTTTATTTTATCTACAATCCAATTTATTGAAGTAACGATGGTCGCTTCCACCACCTGCCATGCGGCGGTCACTCCTGAAGTCAGTCCATCCCATAGAGAGTTCCACGCATTCGTCAGTGGCGCTCGGTACATTTCAAACTGCGCAACCATCCAAGTCCATCCGTCGCCTACTATTGATTTTACTTTCGCCCAAGCCGTAGTCAAAACTGCCACCGTGTTATTCCATAGGGTACTCCATGAGTTTTCAACAAACGATAGCAAATCTGAAAAACCCGTTTGAATCATCAGCCATTGCTGTTTCAAGAAATTAACCATCGAGTTCCACAAGGCCGTCAGGACGGAACCTACCATGCTCCATGATGTTTTCCATAGGTTTTCTATAAAATTCAGGGACGCTGAAAATACGGCTTGAACTGTCGCCCAGCTTGTCTTCAGGAAGTTAATGGACGACTGGAAAACCTGCACGATGTTTATTCCCATCAGACCGAAGGCATCAACTACCAGGCCAACGATCAAGTCCAGCGCGAATTGGAAAACCGCTTCGATGCCTTTCCACGCCACTCCTGCGCCGTCTGCTATAGCACTCCACAGGTTTGACAAAAACGTCTTATTGGAATTCAGTTCTGCCTGCATGCCACTAACCGTATTCGTTAAAAACGTCTTATTGGAATTCAGTTCTGCCTTCGTACCAGCGCTCAAATCAGATAAAAACGTCTTATTGGAAGCAAGTTCCGCCTTGGAACCATTGCTCAGGTCGTTGAAAGTGCTTTTTATTCCCCCCCACGTTGCTTCCGTCACCGATTTTATCGAGTTCCATGACGACGCAACGAAGCCGCTGATCGCTGAAATTGAGTTTATAAAAGTGCTCTTTATGGCTGTCCACATTCCGTCAAAAAACGGCGCAAAAGTACTCCAGTTTTCATACACTATGTACGCTATGGCCGCCAGCGCCACCACGGCCGCGACGATCGCCCACACAATTGGGCCGCCGGCAATAAAAGATACCCATAAGTCTGATACTACCCCTCCGAGAAAAGCGAATGCTCCCGCGCTTGCATCGATTGACACAGCCGCTACGGCGGCTTCCGTGGCTGCGGTTCCAAAAAAGAACGTTACAACCGCCCCCAGTCCCGAGAATATAGTGCCGAATGCTATAAGCACCGCGCCTATTCCGTAAATAACCGGCCCTAGTATCGCTGCTCCGGCTGCGAATATAATAATAAAATCCTGCCAAAATGGGCTCAACTTTGAGAACCAGTTCGCTACGTCTTCGATTGCCTTAGCCAAAATCGGGAAAACCTGCGCTTCCAATGGCATCATGGCGTTTCCTATTTCAATGCTGGCTGCTGATGCGGCCGCCTTCATGCGCGCAAAGTACGCCGCGGTCGTTTCTCCTTGCGCTTGAACGTACCCGGAGAACTGCGCGGTGCCGCCGGCCAGCCCGTTGAAGGCGGTTTGCATTTGGTCTAAGTTTTGCAGCAGCGTTTCAATGGCTCCCGACGATCTGCCTCCACCGAACGCTTTGGATAGCACGTCGTTTTGTTGCACCGCGGTCAAACCTGTTTTTGTCAGGTGACTCTCGAGTTGTTGCAGTGCAGGGATAAGTCCCTCCTTTCGCATAGTGTTGGCGAGATCGGTTTGACTCAATCCTATGGTTGCAAACGCTTTCTGGGCGGTCGCTGATGGCGATGAGAGCTGAGAAAACATTAAGCCTACCCTTGTTGCGGCCTGCTGTGCAGGGATGCCTTCCCTGGTCATCGTATCCAAGGCTGCTGCCACGTCGTTGATTCCCAATCCGGCCGACTCAGCTTTTGGAATAATTCCCGTGCCCATGGCTCCGATTAAATCGTTCATGGTCATTACACCTTGACCCACCGTCGCGTTCAACAAGGCCATCACGTTCTGCGAGTCGCTGGTGGCGCTGTGCGTCGCGTTCATTACGGTCACGAGCTGCTGGGCCACCGTATTCAAATCCGTCCCGCTTACGTCGGCCCCTTCCATGGCCGACTTTAAAACATTCATGGCGTCGGTTCCGCGAAATCCTGCCGATTCTACATAATAAAGCCCATTGGCTATTTCCAGCGGGGTTTGCTGCGCCCCATTTAAGGCCATGTTTAGAATCTCCTGCGACATGTTCTTCACTTCCGCTGCGCTTGCTCCGGCTCCCGTCTGCACTTTCAGCATGGCAGCCTGAAAATCGTTCGCCGATGTCATCGCCAGCGTTCCCAATGCTACCAGCGGCACGGTCAAACCCACCGTCATCCTCTGGCCGGCGTAGGTCATGTTTTCTCCGGTGGACGTCAAAATAGACCCCATGGCGGATAACTTTTGCCCTACTGTCGCGGCCGCGTTTCCTACCGTCTGGCCCATTGAGTCCAGGTTGTTTGCCAGCGTCTTTAAACCCGCGCTGGCTTCATCCTGCAGCTGCACTACGATGCTTAGTGAATTGTCGTCAGCCATGGGCTTGGTTCTTTTTTAGTTCCTGGTCGGCCAGCTTCTGCTCGATGACGTACTTTTGAACCGCCAAATCAAGCAGCCAGGACGGCTGGCTTAGATAGGTGTGCCAATCCCAGCCGTACTCTTTCATTATTTGGAGCGTCAAAACGTCCCCGCTTAGACGGCCGTCGTAGAGTCTGCGGAGGTCGTCGGCGTATTCGGAGCTTTTTTTTTATCTGCGGTGGCTTCTTCTACCAAAGCCATTACCTCATCGCTGTCGTCAGCGGGCAAACCCAGCACTTGCTCCGGGATGCTTTTCGTCTTGTCTACGCCCGGGCCGTCTACGGAAAAAACCACGGCGGTTACTGCGCGGTCTTGGGCGATGTTCGCTTTGCTCGCTTTCATGCTGTAGGAAACTCCGTTTTTCTGCTCGGTGTTTCCGTTGAGCATGATGTCTTCAGTGAACGAGTCCTTGATGTGCCGCTTGTCTCCGCCGGTAATAAATGGCCGGAGCACTACCGTGTACCCGTTTACTGTGGTGATGGTTTTGTTGCTGGTTTCCATGGTTTTGTTTTTTGCCGGGGACATTGCTGCCCCCGGCGGTTAATTTTTACTAGTAGTCTGTTCCGTCGTCGGTGTTGGTTATGACTGCGCCGAATTCCAGGTCGGTGGCGTCGTACTGCACCGTGAATTCCTGCTTCAAGTAGTTTACGCCGTTGATGTTGTATTCCACCGGCGCTTTCGTCAGAATCAGCTTGCCGTACTTCAGAATAATCTGCTCAAAGCTCGGCACTACGCCAACCTGCGCTCCGGTTAACTCCACGACGAGGGCTTGTTTGGTGTTATTCTGGTAGCGTGCCAGGTCGGTCGTGTTCGAGAACTGGATGACGTAGGTTCCGGTTATTTCCAAATCTCCGGCGATCCACCCGCCGTTTATCGGCGTGTTGGCCCCCGAAAGGAATGCATCGGCGAATGCCACGTTATTTTTTCCGGCCAATGAGAAACTTACCAGTGGCGTCGGGCCTGCTCCTACTCCTGGGGTTCCTGCGTCCATTGTCGCGCCGTCCCATGAGAGATAAGTTGATGTCGTGGTCGTCACGATCGCGTTGGCGAGCGTTCCGTTTACTATTGCCTTGATTACTTGCGTCGTGTCGGCGTTTGCGGTGGCTATAACAAGCGGGTGGGCTACCGTTCCTGTCCCGTAGGTCGTTCCGGCTCCGCTGCTGCCGTTGATGGCGCTTTTGATGTTATCCAATGAGTCGGCTGCGGCTGCTCCAATCAACACTTCGTAAGGTGCGCCGGTCAGTGTCGTTTTGTAGGTGTAGGTGATGGTTCCGATTACCACAACGTCTCCGTCGCTCGGCTTCGTCGCGTCGCTCGTCAGGGTCGCGCTGGCCGGGCTTCCGATGGCGTTTGAGAGACTGGTTCCGAAGAATGCCAGCAACTGGTTGCGGCTGAATAGGGTCTGTTGGCTATAGCTCGGGCTGATTGAGCTGGTATCCGGGAAGTTTCCCAAAAGACCGATTTTCACTTTTGCAAAATCTTTGTCTACCGTCAGGTCAAAGGTGTCAACCACCACGTTGGCGTAGCGTTCCGTTTGCAGCGCTCCTTGCATGATTGTCAGGGTTGCGGTCTTCATGCTGGCGTTGGCGTTCTGAATTGCCATCGTGTGGTCGTAGACGGTCGTTTCTCCGGAGTGGTCGGCGGTTGTCCGGCTTCCCATGAACAGCTCCAAAAAGAACGGCAGGTTTCGCACCGTCGGCACGAATTCAATCGTTCCCTTTCCGTACTTGTTGATGACGATGCTGTCGCTCGTTTTGTTTCTGATGCCGCGGGCGCTCTGCAGGAGCGTCTTGTCCGCCATGCTCAGTAAGCTCAAACTCTCCCATTCGATAAATGCGGCGGCTGATACTGGTGTGCCCGGGGTCGTTTCGATCCCGATGCCAACCTGAACTTGGCGGCCGGCTATTGTGTTGTTTGCCATGTGTTGTTAGTTAGTTTTTATTACCTGTTTTGAATAAAGTTTACCGACACTTCTAGCATTCCCTCGATGCCCCAGCTGTTCTGTTTTCGCTTGTCCATCGTGAAGCCGTACTGCACCGTGCTCAGGGTGTTCAGGTCGGTGCGCAGGTTTTGCGCCACGTCCAGCTCTACGTTGTGCCGGATGATTCCCAGCAGCGATTCGGTTTTCAGGGCGTAGGTTCCGTCCTGTCTACCCTCCATTATATCATACAATGAATTGATTCCCCGTACCATAGTCTTGTCGTCATTGACGCTGTCGCGCACGTCCGTTATTACCGTCAGCGAAATGCGAACGGTGTGCTGATCCTGCGTGTTGCTGAAGTTGCTTACCCTGGTGTCGACTTTTGCTAAAATCAGCGCAGGCAGTTCGCTGCTTCCCACTCTCACGGGGTCGCCGAAGTACGTCCGCTTGAACACCTTGGTGGTGGTGTTTATTAAATCGGCGTACTTCTTCAGCACGGGATCGATGTATTGTTGGTCTGCCATGGTTTTATTGGGCGGCTATGGTCTTTTGGAAGTAAGTATTGAAAATGCGGACGATTTGCCGGCGTTGCGCTTCGGCTAGGGCTATCATCGCACGCCGGGGAAGGTTGCCGCTTCTCGGCTGGTTGCTCTGGTGGTATTTGAAATAGTCGGCGGTGTTGAAAACCTGCGCCATGTTGGCCGTCCATAATCCCTGAAAGCTGTTGCGCATGGCTCCTGTGGCCTGCAGGATGCCCTGTCCGGGGTACTTCTTGGCCTTCTGCGCTGCGTAGGCCTGTTTCAATGGAGACCATGTCTGATTGATTACCGCGCCTTCGGTGTTGAATACGTCGTTGCTGAAGATATTTTCTAAAGTTATAGCCGTTTCCTGAAAGGCTGGAGTCCAGTCCTGCACGGCGCCGGCCATGGCTCTCAACCGCCGGCTCAGTTGCGTTTCCCCTTCGATAGTAAAGCTTAAATGCAGGGTAGAGGCCATATTAAAATAACTGATCCATCGTGAAATGCTGCGATGGGCCTCCGTCGCCGGTGTTGTCTACCGTGTTCGGGTAGCTGTTTATGCCCTGCGTCTGCGTCTTGGTTTGAAATTCCTGGTAGTCGCTGGCGATTAATCGCTGGACGCCGTTTTGCACGGCTTTCAAAACCGCCCGGGCTTCTCCGAGCCACTTTACCCCTTCGCCGTCGCTGCCGAATTCCTGGTAGTCCATGTAGCCGGCTGCCAGGAGCGTGGTGACGTTTTCAACGATGAATGGTACTTCCGGAGCGCTTTCGCTCTGATTCACCAGCGGGAGGTCGTAGCGGTTGTAGAGATAGCTGTTTACCTCGTTCTCGGCGCGCTTCCGGTAGATTTCAATGATGCCGTCCGTCAAAAACGGGTTGTTTGTCATGCCGGCTTGTTTCCGGATGGCGAAAATGCTGCAGTACCGCACGCTTTCGTCGGCCAGCACCGCCACGGATTGCGCGATGTCGGTTTCTTCGCTCGTCTGCACGTTCCAGTAGGTGCTTTTAAAGTAAATGTATCCCTCGTCGGTGGTGTATTCAAAATAGGTGCCTTGCGGATCGTTTACCGCGATTGCGGCCGGGCTTCCGTCGCTGGTCAGTTCCGCGTAGCTTCCGCCTTCCGTCGTGCAACCGTAAAACTTCCGCTGGTTGTAGCGGTATTTTACAATCGGTTCGTAGGCGAAGTGTTTTTTTCTCAGGACTGCTACCGTGATGCTCTGCTCCGTCACGGAGGCCACCTGGCAAATTTCCGCCTGGTCGCTGCCTTCGGGACCGACTACAATGTAGTCGTTTTCCAAGATGCCGTCGGAGTTTTCCGTAGGAATTACCGCATTGTCGCCGGCGTTTACGTCAGCTGATAGGCGTGTGCGGTTGCGCTTGATAAAGTCCTCGGTTGGAGAGAGAAGTGTGAGCATGTTATTTTTAGTACCTTACTTCTTTATCGTGTTTTCGGCTGTTGCAGCTGTTTTTGCTTTTGGCATTATAGAATGGTCGTTTGTTGTTTGGTGGTCAGCGGAGCTATGCGGTTGCTGTTTCCTAATGTTACCACGGTTTTCTCCAGCGTTGAAGTCATCGGCGCGCGGGACAGCGCGGTTGCCATTACGGCGGCGCGGTTTTCAGTCGTCAGCAGGCTCACGATGCGCCGGGTGGCGTTGAAAACGGCCTGCTGGAATGGTGTCAGCGCTCCGTACTCCGTTTGCCCGTATGCTGTGCCGCCGTATATCATGGTCTTTAGTCGTCGTCAATAATGTCGTAAATGGATAAAAGCTGCGGGGTGGTGATGTCGTTGGGCACGTCTTTCAGTGCTACCTTGTACAACTTCACCTTCACGTCGCCCTCCATGATTTTTTCCAAATCTTCCAACTGCTTTTTCCGTTCTTTTATTGCCTTGGCGAACTTTTTCTGCAGCGGCTCCAGCTCCTTGTCAAATTTCTCCTGGTCTAAAATCACGTACTCGTTTTCAATGATTACCAGCCGCTTGTTTTCGTCGCGCTTGCCGTACTTTTTTACCGATTCCATACGGGCGTTGTCGTATTCTTCGTATTCCTTTGAAAACTTAAGGGCTTTGATAATCGGCTCGGCTTCCGGTTCCAAAATCTTCACGTTTTTGGCTACGGCGTAGGCGAACTTGGCGCCCTTGTGATCCATCTTGCTCAATGCTCCGTATAAGCGGAGGATTTTTAACTTTTTCATTTTTTGTTTTTTTGTTTGTTGGAAACTATGCCGGAGAAAGTGCATCCAGTTGCGTTTGGTAGTTCGCTTTCTGGGTGTTTAGATTCGCCAACGTGAGGGCGTTCTGGCTCGTTTGAACGGCCAGTGTTGCGTTCGCCTGTTCTATTTGCGCGTCTACTAATGCGATTTGAGCGTTGAGCTGTGTTGCTGTTTGTGCCATATTATTTATTTTAATGATTTAATTTTACGATGCTGCGATAATAGATGAAATAAATCCATTAGTAATTACGATTGAACCTCCAAATGTTCCAGAAATAGGGTAACTACCATCCGACAACAAGGAGATTGATTTGATTGGATTATTCTGAAAGTCAATGTAGTTTCCTGATTGTATCGTAATCGGGTCATACAAAAGAATCGGCGAACCAGCATTATTATTGGATAATGTTGCTACGCCTTCCAGTGAGTTTCCGTTTAAGGTAACTGGTTGGTTTAGGGTAATGAATGTGCCTCCGCTACTGATAAGATTAGATTGGTTCAGGTCTAACGGTTGACTACTCACCATCACTAACCCCGAAACTCCCGATACTTGGAAAATCGCACTAGCGTCGGCTGCGTAAAACGTGATGTACGTTCCGTCAATACTGATGCCGTTGTTGGCGTTTGCGGTTGAACGGATGCTCGCCGATTCGTTGGTGGGGATTACTAGGTAGTTTGGTATCATTGTACCACCCGCGCCGTCGCCGGTCAAAAAGGTATTTGCTGCGTTGTCTTGCAGATATGGCTGGTTGCTCGCTACTGAAAATACTAAGTTTCCGTTGCGGTTCCAAACCGTAGGCTCGTATGATCCGGCTGCGTTTTCTCCAATCATCGGCAAGCCGCTTTGACTATTCCAAGTGGTAGGACTTCCGTTTGAATCATAGCCGGTGCCCGGCGCTCCGCTTACGTTGCTCGTCAAAAGATTTCCAAAGCCATCGGTTCCCAGAATGGTATTCCCCGGGAATGCCAGCGCTTGAATAATAGCTGTGCTTACATCAACAATAAAAGGGAGAGAACCGCCGCCTCCGCCTGCTGCCCATTTAACTCCCAATGTTGCGGTGCTGTCGGCCGTTAGAACGTATCCGTCTGTTCCAACGGGGATGCGGGCGTCCCCCGAACCATAACCCCATATGTCGCCCTTGGTGGTCAGCGGCGACGTGCCGCTTGGTTGGGCTATCCAAGAAAGAGTACCTGAACCGTTGGTTGAAAGAATGTAGGTGCTCGTTCCGCCGGTTATTGAAATGTTGGAAAGGCTGAACGTCTGCTTTGCCAGCCACGTGTTGGGGTTGCTGAGATTTATTCCCACCGTTGCCGCGGCCGCGCCGGTGTATGACTCTGAAAATGTCAGCGTGGCGTTCGTGGCCGTCAATGCGAATAGGTTATTTCCCAACGAGACGCCGGAGATGGTTGAGTTGGCAAGGTAAGTATTCGCTATGGCCGTTCCGTGCCAAACGCCGGCGGTTATCGTGCCTACGGTGGCGATGTCCGTTCCTGTCAGTTTTGAGGCGGCAATGCTTCCCGCCAGCATTGCGCTCGTAACCTTGCCGGATCCGATGGTCGTCGTGATTGACGTTGTGCCGCTTCCTGAAATGTCGCCGGAAAGTGTGATGCTCTGGTTGGCGGTTATGTAACCTGCACCGTTAACCAACTGGTTGTTGTTTGTCGGGATTGTCGGCTTGCCGGCAAGGTCTGAATATGCGCCGGTGCTCGCAACCGTCGCCAGCGCCGAAACTAATCCGGCGGCATACGTTTCCGCGTTTGATTGTGCGGTTGCTGCGGCTCCCGCAAGGTCAAAGTACCCGGTGTTTTGGGCAGCCGCCGTTCCCAACGTCGGGCTGCCGGTCAAATCACTGTATGCGCCGGTGGTTGCCACGGTTGCCAGGTCTGGTGCTCCGGTAAGGTCGGCGTACGATCCTGAAAATGCCACCGCGGCCAGTTCGTTAATCAATGCCTGCAGGTCGCTGGTCGCGGCTTTGGAGTTTATCTCCGTTTGGATGTCCGTCAAAACCTTGGCGGTCATGCCGGCTATCATTTTGTAAATCTTCCCGGCTACGTTCTTGGTAGAAGCGCTGGTGCCCTCCTGGGCGCGCAAAATCGTCAACGTGTCGGTCGCTATGTTCGTCACCCGCACTATTTCCTTATTCGGGTCGTCTGACGGGTCGGGGTAGTCGCTGGAGTTCCACCAGACGGCATTAAACGGCGTTGCTGGCAGTTTCGCGCCATCGCCGGCCGCAAGCACCACTTCCGTTGCGGAAGCGTCGTACAGGGCTGAAACGGTCACTTTAGCGAAGTTTTTGGCGGCGTCTAGCGACATGGTTGTTTTTTTCGGATAAAAAGCGGAGTGCCATTAAATAGCGGCTCCGCTTTTTAGCTTTTGATTTTTAGCGTGGCCGTTAGTTGGTTCCGATGATAATGGTAGGGGCTGCGGATCCGGTGATGACAACGTAGGCGCTCCCCGAAGAAAGCAGGTATCCTAAACTGTCATTTCGGCCGGCTGACCAGTTCGCGGTGATGCCTTGGTAGACAATCGGGCCGGCGCTGGTGGTTCCGTTGTAGATGGTTATTTCCGCGGTCGTTCCAACGGCTGCCTCAAAGATGTTCATCAGCGTGCTGGCCGCTACGGCTACTCCGGCAGTCACGGTAATCGTGAAAATGTCCCCGAGCGTGTGGCCCGTCGTTGCCGCAAAAGTAATCGTCACACCGTTTGCCAGCGTTTGCGCGCTGCCGGTCAAAGCGATTGACGAACCGTAGGCACCGCCATCCGTTGAAAGCTCGTAGTGGTCGGTTCCGCCCGCGGTCGTTATTTTCACGTTGTAAACGTGATCTACAAGAGCCGTGCTGGTTCCCCCCGACGTCGCGTCGTTCAAACCTGAGCCGGTTGTCTGAACAACCGCGCCTATTACGGATGTCAACGCATTGAAGAAATTAGGCGTTACCTGGGATAGCTTTCCTAGGAGTTGAGCGACTGCTTTTGAAACTGATGACATGGTTTTTTATTTAGTTTAGGTCTGACTTCGCGGTTGGCTGTTCGGCGGTGTCGGTGTTTACTGCGGTGTCGGCCGCTGCCGCTTCTGCCGTGGCTTCAACAGTGATGCTGTCGGCCGCCGGTGTTTCCGGCGCTGCTGTTGGCGCTGTGGCGTCGTTTGTGGCGTCTGCGGCTTCAACTGCCGCCGGCGCTGCGGTTTTCTCCGGTGAAGGTGCCCAGGTGTCCGGTTTTGCCGGTACGGGAGCTTCCACGGTGGCTTGGCTCTCGTTGGCTACTATGCTCTTGGCTTCTTCTATGCTGGTTGCCCCTTCAAAGAAACGAAGCGCTCCGCCTATTAAATTCTTAAACTCGGCGTACTCGCCCTGGAGAAATTCTCCGGGCGCGTACTCCGTGCTGTTGTGTTTGATTCGGCTTAGAACTTGAAAAATGCTCATAGGTTTTGTTTGTTAGAGGTTTATAATCCTTGGACGTATTCCACGAAGATAACCATCTTTCCAGCGGTCAAAGCGTGCAACCCTACGGTCACTACGATTTCCCGTTCGGCGGTCAATGCTATTTGCGTGGCTGCCATTCTCGCTGCGGCCAAGATTCCGGTGTCTCCGGCTACCGTCGCTTCTGCCGGGTTTCCAGGGAGGCATCCGGACAGTCCGGCGTTCCAAGGGTTTGATCCGTCTGATACGGCGATGCCAACTACCAAATCACCTGCGGTTTGCAGGGTCAAGGCGATGGTTCCGGCGTTCGTGCTGGCCGTGGTGAAGCTCGTCTTCACTTGGTACCATGCGCGGGTTACGATTGCTCCGGTAGGAATAAAAACGCCCGTGCCGTGTGAGGCTACGGTTTCGTTACTTACTCCTGAGCTGTCTTTCCCTGCGGTGTCAAAAATGGCGGCTGCCATTTTAGCTGCTACCAATCCGCTTGATGCGACTCTTGGGCCGCGCTGGCTGCGGAATTCCGGGGCTACCAGAATTAATTGAGATGTTTTGACTGACATATTCGTGTATTTTTATTTTGAGCTGTGGCCTTGGATTCGATCCCCGGCTGCCATCGTTTTCGTGTTGCCAGGAAAACGATGGCAAGCTCTTTTACTTAATACTAGGCTACTGCTGCGACGATGAGGTAACCGGCGCCGACTGATACTACTTTTTGAACGTAGTTGTCGTTTCCGATTCTCACGTAGGTGCCCTCTCTATCTTCGTCCCTCCAGCGCTTCACAATGCGTTGGCTGTAGGTGAAGGTGTAACCGAGGGTTACTTGCTTCAACCGTACTTGAGGAGCGATGAATGCTAGGATAGCGTCCTTTCCCCAGATGTATGAGAGACTGTCGGTCTGTCCTTCGTGTGCGGTGTTGCTTCCGGCTTCTCCTACCAGGATGGTTTGAACCTGGAAGATTCTGGCCAGCAATTCTTCCGTCAAAACTCCGAGCTGGCTGTACTTTACGCGCTCGATGATTTGAGGGTGTTCGGCCAAAATGTCAAATACCTGCTTTCCCATGATCAGGGTGTTCGGCTTTTTGAAGGTGTTCTGGTGAACGGTGCTTCGGCCGGTGCGGATATCTCCAATCGGGTCTGAGTTGGTGTAATCGCTCCACTGGCTCGTTCCGGACAACGTGGTGTTGTTTGTCAGGGTGGCGGTGCTGCGGATCAGCGTGGCTAATTTCTGCTCACGGTCTAAGAGCAATTTTTCCGTTACGGTTTCCGTTTCGTCTACCAACGGGTTCAACGCTGCGTCGGCCTGGTCTTGCACTTCGTCGGAAATAAATCCTTTCAGTGCGTGGTCGTCGCAAGCGAATGTTCCTGATGGCGCTACTCCGAAGTCCACTTCGTTGGCTCCTGAACCGGCTGCGCGGGTTGTTGAATCAATGCGCAGGTTTGATTTGTCGTAAATGTAGTATTTGCCGGTCTGTTTTGCCACTTTTACCATCGGGAAAATCAAGTCGGCAATGAAGGTATCATTGGCGTATTTGATTGACACATTGGAAAGCGCTGGATCGACGACTACGTCTTGTTGAACTAGCATGTTGGTTTATGTTGGATTAATAAATTTGCCGGTGATTAGAAGCTCTGTTTGCCGAATGCTCCGAGCTGGACTTCTACGATGTCTCCGCTTACTGCCGATGACAAGGCGATTCCCAACTGCACGTCCTTGTTGGTCGTGGTCGTTACAGCGTGTCCTGATCCGTCTGATGTCACTCGGTCGCCCCGCGTGATGGTTCCCCCGGCGATTACTTTGGTGCTTCCCAGCCATCGTACCAAAGCGGCTGCTCCGGCGGCTGGCTTGTTTTGCAACACTCCCACAATCGGGTCGGTGCTGGCGGCTGCAATAACGACTGATTGGTCGTTGCTGACGTCCACTTTTACGATCACGAACTCTGTTGCCAGGGCTGCGGTCGCAATGAACGATTTCTCAAAATCTCTTATAGCTTGTGACATAGTTGTTTGGTTGTTTGGTTAATTATGCGTTGACCTGACCTTGGAGCTCTGCGTCGTAGCGTGCGGTCAATCCTTCGGTTTCGGCGAATACCTGGCGGAGCGCTTCGGAGTACTTCAGCTCCTTGTTTTCCGACATTTTCTTGCCTACTTTGGCGTCCACTTCTGCCTGCACGGTTCCTTCTGCGGCTTTGGAGTCAACTCCCAGCTCTTTGAAGATTTGCGTTTGCGGCAACTGTCCTACCAGCTCGGAGAACTTGGCTTTTTGGCCTTCGTTCAATGTTTCTATGAAAGCCTGGAGGGTGTCCTTGCTTTTTGGCAGAAACTTTCCGTTCTTGTTTGATTCGCTGAAGGTCATGGTTGAAACAGCCGCGACCACTTTGGCCCGGTTCAATTCGGCGAATGCTTTGGCTCCCTCATCTGCTTTACTGCGGAGGGCTTTCAACTCGCTGGCGCTGATTTGCACTTTCTCGGAAGCTGCCACCTTGTCGGTTCCGTCTGCGTTCTTTCCGGCGGCTACGTTGGCGTCCTCGGTTGCCTTTGCGTCGGCTGCGGCCTTGTCGGCTGCTTCTTTGGCTGCGACTTCTTCGGCTGTCGGCGCCGGGGCTTCAATCACGGAAGCGAAGGCTGTTTTCTGTTCGTCGGTCAATTCCGTAAGGTTGGCGTTGAGGAATGTTTTTTCCTCGGCGGTCAAATCTTCCGGCTTTTTTGCTACTAATTCTTGGATTGTCATGGTTGGTTCGTTGAATTGTTTTTTTAATGCTTTTTCTGAAAATACGATGGCTTCCAGCTCTTTAAAGTATGGCGCCTTCGTTAATGCGCCGCCGGTCAGCACGTTTCGGTAGAGCTGATGGCTCTCGGGGTCTTCGTACATTGCGTAGAATTCCGGCGAGAAAAACTTGTATTGCCTGTCGCTCAAAGCCTGCTCCCCTATTTCGTTCCATTCTACGGTTCCCCATAAACCGTCCGGTCTGGCCTCTACTTGCTTTATCCAACCTACCGCCGGGAGTTCCTGCATTCCCTCATGGCCTGCGGTGATTGGCACGCCCTTGCGGATGTTCGCGTTGAAGTTTTGCGCGAATTCCCTGATGTCGGATGAAGCTATTACAATCGGGCCGTATACGTCGTGCTCCCATTGTCCTATCGGCAGAACTTGGATGGTGGCCGGGATTGCCGCCTCATCATCCGCGTTTTCGTCAAAGGCAAAGGGGAATACTCCCACGTACCGTTCGCTGGCTTTTTCCTTTTCAAGAGTGTCCTGCGTTCTCTTTTTCATGGTCATTAATAAATTATAGCACCGTTTCTGTTTGTCAACAACTCTGTCAAGTCCTATTTGCTTTTTGCGTCCTTGCGGCGTTGGGCTTCCGCGGCTGCAGGGCTGTTCGGTTGTACGATCGGCGCTTTCGGTTGAATCAACTGGTTGGGCTGGCCGCCGTAGTAGTTTCCCACGTTGTCGGGCACGCCCGTTATTTCCGGCGGGTTCTGCTCGTCGTTCATAATTTCCACCCAGATGCCGCGGCAGTTGGTGTGAAAAGAATCGGTTGCGGCCCAGTCGTCGTCCGGGCTTATCGTCAGGCCGTCCATGCTCAAACAAAAGTCACAGGTGCGCTCGTCCAACACCTCGCTGCGCTGCAAGGCGTAAATGTCGCTGGCGTTCCGTTCGAATACGTCGTTTCGTCCCATGTTGATGCCCTGGTTAATCAAAAGCCCGGCGGTGTTGGTTACCGCGCTGTCGATGGCGTCGTTCAGGGTTGAGTCGATGCCGGCGCTGGTTTCGTATGAGCTTTGGTTCTGGTTAAGAGAGTTTACCGCCGCCACTTTCGCCTTTGATACCAAATCCGAGGCGGTCTTCGTCGCTACCGTGTTTGAAAGCAGCTTGATGTTGGCGAGCGTGTCTGCCGTGCTGGGAGGCACCTTGATGCCCATTTCTTTGCTCACGTTGTTTTTTCCGTATTCGTAGGCGCTTTTCATCGCGTCGTTCACTAAGGCCGCGTAATCGGCTACAAAGCCCATCTCGAGCGAATCAATCGCCTTTTGGTCGCCGGCCGCTACGGCGTCGTGCAACTTTGCCATGAAGGTGTCTTTCTCTTTCTGCAGCAGCGCTTTGGCTTCGGCTGAAAAGGAGTCCTGCATGGAATCCATCGTGTCCTCTATGTCCTGGAAGTTTACCTTCTGCTCGGCGAAGGTCAAAGGTCGCCATGACATGAATCCGCTGCCGTCGTCAAATCTCCTCAGCATTGTCCCGGCGTATTCGTGGGCGTTTTTTTTCGGAGGCAACTTCTTGGCTCCGGCGTCCGTTTTGGCGTTCTCTTGTTTCGTCGGGGCTTGCTTTTTGGCGTCCTTGGCGGCTTTGTCCACCTTGGCGTTTTTGCCGGCTGGAGTATTCGGTGCTTTCTTTTGCACCGGCTTTCCCGAGGGAGTTTTGGTTGGAGGGGTATTTTTGTCCACCGGCTCGTTCTCATCCGGTTCAACGGGATCACCGTTTTCGTCTTCCGCCGGAATGTCGTCAATGTTTGAGTCGCTTTCGTCCTGTTCTTCCGCGCTCGGATCGCCTTCCGCTTCGGCGTCTATCTGCTCTTGCGTGCGCGGTGGAAGGCCTAGCGCGGCGCGAATGTATTGCTGGTCGTCCTCGGTCGGTGTCAGCGCTCCGGCGGTCACTAGCTGGCTGTAAGCGGTTCCCAGCGCGGTGATGTCTACCTTCGTGATGCCTGAAAAGTCTAACTGCGGGTAAACCTTCACGTCGTCAAAATTCAAATCTACCAGCTCTTTAATCAAATCCTTGTTTACTACACCCGATAGGATGTTGGCTATGGACTCCATGGCCTTCAAGAACAGATCGCTGTGGTCTTGGCTCAATGCCCGACTTCCGCTGCTCGCTTTGCTGGCTCCCAATTCCAAAAACTGCGCCAGGACGCTTTGCAGAATGGCTTTGTCGTGGTGCTGGATGCTGGTGGCCGGGTCGCGCGTTGTTTTGCCGCCCATGTCCATGAATGATGCCTTGTAGCCCGGCGGCACTACCATGTAGGCGTTTTGGTTTCCGCGGAGGTTCTGTGCGGCGGTTTGCGCCTTTACTTCGTCGGCGGCGGTGTAGCCGGCGGGCATTTCAATCATCGGGACGCCCATGCCTTGTCGCTCAAAGGCTACGCCGTCGATGTGGTAGAAGGTATTTTTGTAGTAGTAGTGTTTGTAGGCGGCGCGCAGCATGCTGGTTCCCCACCAGTTGTCCCCTTCGCGCTCGTTTACGAAAATCAGCATTTTGCTTCCGGGAATCATCGCCAGCACGCCGTCCTGCCTTATTTGCTGGATGCCGAACGTCCGGTCGGGCAGTTCCCATTGAAGGATTGACTTTGGCAAACGCGGGGCCATCTTGGTTACGGTGACGTATTGTTTCCCTTCGTGCTCAACCACTCCGTATACTTTTTCAAAAACCATCACGCCGAAAGAAACCATCAGCAATGCCTGGCGAATAAAATCGTCCCAGACGATGTCCATCCAATCAAACAGCGCATGCTCTACGAAGTTTGCTATTTCCTGGTTCTTTTCGGATTGCACGGGGTCTTCGTCAACGATCGGGTTTACAAACCATTGGGCGCGTCTTATCGGCAGCGTGCAGACTAAAACGGCGGCCCGAATCGTGCCGTCTGATTTTCTCATCTCGTCGAACACCCTGATGCCCTGAATGCCTTGGAGCTGCGAGTTGTATTCTTCCGTGATTATTCCGTGGAGCGTTCTCGTTCCGGAATCTCCCAGCTCGGCGCGCGGAAACGACCGCTGCAAAGGAATCGACGGGAGTGTCTTTTGGTTTGCCCGTTCTAAGCTGACGGGGTTGGGGCCGGCTGATGGAACGCCGGGGTTTGGTTCTGCTGCCGTTAACGACCTCTTTATCTCAAACCCGAATATTTTGGCCATGGTGTAAAATTAAAACACTTTTTTTATCAGAGCTGATGTTGCCGAATCGTTTTCCATTCTTACCGGCTCCGGCTCGGTTCTTCTTTTTGGGCGGTCGCTGATGCTCTGCGTCGGGATTGAGCGTACGAATTGCCCTAGCTTGAAATGCTGCAGGGCGCACATGGTCGAGTCGGGGATGTGGTCGTCTTTCTTCATGGCCTTGTCGGTTCCCTCCTGGTAGCGGTAGCGTTTGTATTGCCAGAATGCGTCGCGGAATCGTTTTGGTATTTTTATCTTACGCTGTTCGAAGTGTGCGCGCAAATTTCCCAGCATTCCCAGCGAACCTTCCGGCCCGGGCGTTCCGTACTTCTCCTTTGAAAAAACCACTTCTATTACCGCGCAACCTAGTCCTGCTTTCGCCAGGGCGTTCTGGAGCGCTACGTTTTCAAACTTGCCGGCGCTGTCGGCGTAAATCATCCGTATTCCGTGCGCTCTCACTTTTGAAACTATCGCGTTGATGATGTCTTCGCTCGGCGTCTGGTGGTAGTTGTTGTTGTCGAGCATTGCCACCAGTCCGTCGGTGTAGCCCATCCATTCCGTTACGGAGGTCATGCTGCTGAATCCCCAGTCAATTCCCAACACCACCGTCGCACCCGTTTGGTAATTATACCGCTTGTCAACCGTCTCGTCAAAGACTGCCGCATCCACGTCTTCCGGTTTAAGCACTAAACCCGCGGCGCTCGGCCGGCTTCCCAAGTATTCCACCTCGAACCAGTCCTCAGTCGGTTTTTCTTTCCAGGCCTGGAAAATGTTCTCAATCGGCACCCATCCCTCCGGGTCGCCGGTTCTGCCGTTGGCGTATTTGCGCAGCTTGTCTATGCCGCTTATTTTCTTTACGTCTTCGCGTTCCCATATCTTCGCTTCAAAGGGTTTGCAAACGTCAAAAATGTCCCACTGAATCCTATGGTAGCCGCGCTGCTCGGCGCTGTCCCATGTTTCCTGAAAAATGCCGTATATTTTATGAAAGGTACTCGCCATGACCACCAGCGGGTGCTCCGAGTCGTTTACCATTGGCAGGGCTGAATGCACCAGCGCGTCATCGGTTTCGCAGGTTTCGTCTGAAATCAAAACGTCCGGGTGTTTACCTCGGACTGCTTTCTCTGAAGCCGTTACGCACGAGAATCGGTTGCCGGTGATGGCCCGCGTTTCGTCCATCGTCACGTTCCCGGCTACGTTATGCAAAATGCTCGGGTCTATTTCGCAGTAGTCTTTGAAATAGCCGTACACAATGTTTGCCTGGACTAAACTGCCGCCCATGTTCACGACGCTGCGGTCTTTCAAGTACCACAAGTCGAAGCCCGCGGTTCCTAACAGCTTACTCTTGCCACCACCGCGCGGCGCCTTGATAATGATGCGAGAATAGCGGCCGCTCCAAATCGCCGCGTATGCATCTTCGATTACCTTTGGAAATTTGACCGGCGGGTTTGTCTGGTACGTCCGGTGCAGCCCTATCGGCGCCTTCGCGAACTTCTCCTTCAGCGACATACTCGCCATCGCTGTTTTGAAGACGTCCAGAATTACGAAGGGCTTCCGCGGTGACCAGGATTCTTCTGAGGTGTTCATAGGATTCTATTTTTTCTTTTTCCGGCATTGCCTCAATCAAGAAGCGAATGTCGTTTTGACTTATCTCGACTTTGGTGGTGTTGTCTATTTTCGTTTCCTCAATCCATCCCTCAAAGTATTTCAGCCATATGCGCTGGCTGTCGCTGTTGCCTTTTACCGCTGATGCGTAAATTCCCTGAACTACCGCCGGCGTCCGGTCGCGCGCCCACGACTTTAGTACGGCCATGCGCCTTGGCTGAAAATCCGCGCGCTGCTTCCACTTCCAAGCTGTCACCATGCTGATGTGGTAGTATTCGCAGAATGACTCCTGTGTTTCAAGCCCCAGGCGTCGCTGCTCCATCGGCGGCATGGCGCTCCAAATGATAAACTCATCGTAAATAGCCACCTTGTTTGGCAGCGGTCGCTCGGTATCTTTGCTTTCGTTCGTCTTTATTTTTTTTTCATCTGCCATATGCTCTGTGGTGTTTTCTTAATTCTACCACCTTTTTAAACCATTAATGCATTACCTTAACTCTCACCCCTCTTTCACCGCTTTCTTTCCTGTCAGCTTCTCCCACCGTTTTATAATTACGTCTACGTATCGCGGATCCAATTCCATCGTGTAGCAAATGCGATTCAGGTCGTCGGCGGCGATCAGCGTGCTGCCGCTGCCCCCGAATAAATCCAGCACGATGTCGTCTCTCTTGCTGCTGTTCCGGATTGCAATGCTCACCAGCTTCAGCGGCTTTTGTGTCGGATGGTCGTACTTCATTTCCCGGTGCAAGCGCCACACGGTGCTCTCACCGGCTTCGTCGCGCTTCACCATGCTCCGCAGCTCCTTTAGCAGCTCCTCGTCAGTCGGTTCTTCTGTCCATTCGGTGTACTGTTTCCGGTCACCAAAAAAATCAGGTTTTCCGTTTTTCTTAAAGCAATACAGAATCGGCTCGTGCTTGTATCGGTAGTCACCAAATCCATAGCTCGCAACTTTTTTTACCCATATGATTTGATTCCGCACCGTAAAATCGTTGGCATTCAGTGCATCTTCAAATTCCCGGTGGGTTCGGCTGGCGTAGCAGGTATAAAGCGCGCCATCGGCCCTCAGCGCGTACCAGTAGCTCTTAAACCAGGCCGTCAGCATCGTTCTAAATTCCGCTTCACTCATGTTGTCGTTCTGAATGGTGGTGCTCGTATTCTTTCCGTGCCCTTTATAGTTGACGTTGTATGGAGGGTCTGTGAATACCATATCGGCCTTTTGGCCCCCCCCCC